AAGATTGGTAAGCGTTAAGATCTTGAGCGAACTCAGGAGTCCAAACTGCTTTCAATTTACGAGTCTTAGCAACGATAGCTTCTGATTTCAACTTAACGTTAATTTCTGGAATAGAAATTGTTGAGTTGTTACCGTTTAATACGTCGTTAGCATCTTCGAAATCACCACGCTCGTTATCAAGAGGTTGTAATTGGTAAGTTACAGTATCACCTGAATCTAAGTTACCGTTAGCAGAAATCATTACGATATTGCTACCTACTTCTTTAGTAAACGTTTGAAGTACACCTTCGTTGCTTACTGCAGAACCAGAAAGGATGAATGCTCTAACACCTTTAAAATCACCGTTAGGTAATTCAGTTTTAGCGATAGTCAATTTCTTGTAAGTTCCGTCAATTGCAGAAGCAGAGAATGCTGCATCGTAGTTGAAGTCAGCCCAACTAGTTGAACCTGAAGAGATAGTTACACCTACAGAAGCAGTGTTGTTGATAGAGTAAGAGAATCTACCAGCACCGTAAAGACCTTCTGATGGAGCATCACCTTCGCTCAAACCGTACATAGATCCTGAACCGTATACATCACCACCTGAAGTAAATGGAGTCTTAGCAGTTCCGTATTGGAAATCTAAGAAGAATACTAGACCAGAAGGCAAGTTCATTGGTTGAACAGATACGAATTCTTGAGCAGCGATAGAAGAGAATACTTTTCTTACTAACGGAAGAGCTACACCAGCCCATTGCTCACCTGTTCCAGCAGTAAAAGTACCACCAGCTACACCTCCACCTGACAAAGAGGCTTCAGTTACTAATTGCTTAGCTTGGTTTTCAAGGATCATACTCATGTTGTTTTTGTCGATCTCAGATCCAAGACCTTCCAACAAACCAGTAGCGTCCCACTTTCCAGCTAATTTAGCAGCATCAGATTGCAAGTTTTTCCAACCAGCAGCTGAGCTTTCTAAAAGAGAATTTAATTGTGACATTTGTCTTTTAATTTTAAAATTTATACTTATTTAATACCAGCTAATTTTTGCCATCTAGCAACCTGAGAATCAACTTCTACGATAGGTTGTTTAGTTGGAGCAACACCAGCTGCTTTTGAAGCTCTACCTAAGTTTTCTTTAACTACTTCTTTTTTAGCAATCATGCTTTCAGAAAGAGTTTCGAATACTAGTTTTACTTCATTTACTGATCCAGCTTTATCAAATGCAGTAACTACTTTTGATTTTTGTGATTCAGTAAGGTTTTTAGAACGGAAAATTTTGTTTACGTAAAGAAGTTTAGCGTTTAACAAGTTAACCTCGTTTAACTCAGCTTTCAAAGCATTAATTTCAGCCATGATTTCTTTCATGTCATCTTCATCTTTAGCTTCTTCTACTTCTTCTTCTTCATTAACTACTTCTTCCATTTCTTCTTCACCTTCCATAGCCATTTCTGTTTCATCTTCTACTTCGATTTCTTCGTCGCCTTCAACTTCTTCGTCTTCAGCTTCAAATTCCTCACCAGCTTCTAATTCACCAGATTCAACCATGTCGGCAATTACGTCTTCGATAAAGTTTTTTAGATCTTCTTCTGACATATCTTCTAGGTCGATTTCTTCGTCTTCGTCTTCGCCTTCAGCGTCTACTTCAACGTCTTCTTCTTCCTCAGCTTCAACTTCCTCAGCTTCGTCAATTTCTTCCTTAGCTTCGTCCATTTCCTCACCTTCGTTCATGTCATCAGAGTCTTCACCTTCTTCGAGTTCAGCTAAAATTTCGTCTAAGTCCATCTCTTCGTCCATGTCTTCTTTGCCGTAGCCTTCATCCATGTCTTCTTTAGCTTCCTCAACTTCTTCTTTAGCTTCGGTCGTTACTACTTCTTCGATTTCTTCGTCCATGTCTTCTTTTTCCATTTCTTCCAATTTAGCTGAAAGCATAGAAGTAAGACGAGGAGCGAATGCTTCTTCTAAAGCAGCTTTTGCATTTGCAATAGCAGTTTCTTTAACAGCTTTTGCGTCAGCGATTGCTTCTTTAAGCAAGTCTCTGTTGTTTGCCATTTTACCTCAAAATTTGTTTGTG